GTAGTGCGCGATTGCGAGTTGAACGGCGCACTACCGTCGGATCGTTAAGCGCTTGGGGGGTGCCATGAACCGCACCTGTGAGCGTTGTGGCAAGCCTTTTCAGGCGAAGCGGACGACGGCTAAGTACTGCGGCTCGACGTGTCGTTCTCAGGCGTCCACGATCCGCGCGGACGGTGGGCATGTCGTACACCTGACACCTGTCGCGATGGCACCAGAGGACGATGCCGGCCTGGTAGGCGTGACGCGCAAGACGCTCAGTGATGCCGGCGTCCAGAACACGGTCGCGGCGCAGGCGGCGATCATCCTCGCAGCCCGCATCGTGGCCGGTGCGGATGGCGGTTCGGCGATGTCCTCGATGGTGAAGCAGCTCGAGGCGTCTGTGTCGAACGCGCTCGCGTCGGTGACTCGTGCGGATCAACTGGACGAGGTGAATCAGCGTCGTGACAAGAAGCTCCGCGACGCTGGCCGCGCCTGACTACTGGACGCATCCTGAATGGAAGGTGACTCTCGGCGACGAGGTTGCTGACGTCGGGAAGATGGCAGGGTTTCCGCCATACCCGGAGCAGCAGATGTTGCTCGACGCGACGTTCGCCATTGACCCGAAGGATGCGAACCGTTCGGCCGTGTTCGAGACCGCGGCGATCGTCTCGCGGCAGCAACTCAAGACTGGCTTCGAGAAGTTGTGCGGGCTCGGTTGGCTGTTCGTGCTGCCACAGGACTTGACGATCTGGTCGGCTCACGAGTTCGGCACGGCGCAGGAGTCGGCACGCGACATGCTCGCGCTGATCGCTGCGTGTCCCGACCTGGACCGCCGCATCCGCCGCATCCGTTCATCCCCCGTCCCCGAGATTGAGACGAAGGACGGGGCGAGGCTTCGCTTCAAGGCCCGCACGTCGGGGTCTGGTCGCGGCCTGACGGGGAACAAGATCATTCTCGACGAGGCGTACGCGCTGCAGCCGGGGATGATGGGCGCTCTACTGCCGACGTTGACCGCCGTCCCTGACCCGCAGATCGTGTACGGGTCGAGCGCGGGCATGGCGTCGTCGGCGATTCTGCGCGGGGTTCGTGATCGCGGCCGTATCGGCTCCGATCGGATGGCGTACGCCGAGTGGTTGGCACCGCGCGAGGACTGCGACCTACAGACCTGCACGCACATGGTGGGCTCGCCGGGTTGCGCGCTTGACCGGATTCACCTATGGCGGATGGCGTGCCCGATCACGGCCCGTAAGGACCCGATGATGCGGACGATCGCAAGCATGAGGTTGTCAATGCCTCCCGAGGAGTTCGCGCGGGAGTTCCTCTGCTGGTGGGATGAGCCGCAGGGCGACGCGCCGATCCCCGAGACGGTGTGGACCCCGCTTGCCGATCCGTCCTCGACGATGGCCGAGTGGACTGTCGTCCTCGAGGTCACACCCGAGCGGGACTGGGCGTGCATCGTCGCGGCGGGCATGAACCTGCAGGGCAAGGTACACGTGGAGATCACCGGCAAGAGCACGGGCGAGTTCGACCATCGGCCGGGTACGGCGTGGGTCGTCGATCGGCTGGTGCGGGTCCTGAACGGGAATCCGCTGTACATCGCGGCCGGTTCGGCTGCCGAGTCACTCGTGCCCGACCTGCAGAAGGCCGGGATCTGGGTGATTCGGATCCCCACCAAGGACATTCCGGCCGCGTGTGGCCGGTTCTACGACCTGGCCATGTCGGGCCAGCTGGCGCACACGGGCCAGACGGACCTGGCGGCGGCGGTCACGAGTGCTCGGCAGAAGTTCCTGGGCGACAAGACTTTCACGTGGGTGCGTCCGTCGGGCGTGTCCGACATCAGCGCCATGTACGGCGCGACGTTGGCGGCATGGGTCGCCTCAGGCTTCGGCGGGATCTCGGCAGGGTGAGGGGTGACGCAGATGGATCGACTCACGACGGTGCTCGAGGTGCTTGGGTTCGCGGCGGTCGCGTACGGAGTGTCGCTGTGGTCGGTTCCGGCGGGGATCGTCACGGCCGGCCTGGCGCTGGTGCTGGTCGGCTGGCTGACGGGGAGGCGTTGACGTGACCCTGTTCCGTCGTTCTAGCCCGTTCCCGGAGCCGGTCATCTCCCCGTTCCCTGGCGTGTCGATATTCGGCGGGGCGACAGCGACGATGTCCAGCGCCATGCAGAACGACGCGGTCTGGGCATCGCTCCGGCTGCTCGCTGACGCTGTGTCGATGATGCCAGCGCACGCGTACACGTACCGGGCGGGGCAGCGGGTGCCGATCCCGGACCCGATGATCCTGACCGAGCCGGAGCCGTATACGACGTTTGCGACGTGGATCTACCAGTTCATGGTGTCGTGCCTGCTGCGTGGCAACCTCTACGGCGTGCCGATCTCGCACGACGGCAACGGGTACGTGCAGCAAGCGCAGATCGTCGACCCGGACCACTGCTCTTGGCGGAAGTCCAACGGCGTGTGGCAGGTGACGATCGGCGGCGTCCAGTATGCCCGGTCGGACATTCTGCACGTCCCCGCATTCCCGGTTCCCGGCTCGCCTGAGGGCCTGTCGCCGATCAAGTACGCGGCGAACCGTCCTCTTGCGGTGGCGAATGCGGCGGCGGCGTTCGGCGAAAGCTTCTTCCAGGACGGCGCTCACCCTTCGGCGCTGATCTCGACGGATCAGCCGCTCACGACCACCCAGGCCAAGCAGGTCAAGGACGCGGTGGAGGCGAACGCTCACGGGCGTGAGCCGCTGGTCCTCGGCGGCCCTGGCATCAAGTGGACGGCGATGCAGATCGCACCGGAAGAGTCCCAGTTCCTTCTGACGCAGCAGTACACGGTGACGCAGATCGCACGCGTGTTCGGTGTCCCTCCGGAGATGATCGGCGGCCAGAGCACGAACTCGATGACGTACGCGAACGTCACGCAGCGCGCCATGGACTTTCTCACGTACTGCGTCCAGCCGTGGCTGACCCGGATTGAGGCGGCCCTCTCGGCGCTGCTTCCGGCCGAGCGTCACGTCCGGTTCGACACGTCGGTGCTGGTCCGTCTGGACGCGCTGACCCAGGCGCAGGTCGACGAGGTCCACCTCACCGCCGGCGCAAAGGTCATCAACGAGGTCCGGCAAACGATCGACCTGTCGCCCGTGTCGTGGGGCGACGAGCCGTACTTGCCTGGCATGAAGACAGCAGCCGCCGCCGCGGCGCTCAAGGTCGACCCGACGCTTGCCGCCGACGAAGGAGATCCCGATGCCAACACGCTCTGAGGTTCGCAAGGACCTGTACGGGTCGCGACCGCGCGAGATGCGCATGGTCGCCGCCCACACGGAGATCCGCGACGACGCGGCTGGGGCGTTCGCCTTCACCGGATACGCCTCGGTCACCGACTCGCCGTACGCGGTGACGGACTGGCTGGGCGAGTACACGGAGACGATCGCCCGCGGCGCGTTCTCGAAGTCGCTGCAGGAGTCGGATGACGTGCGTCTCCTCGTGAACCATGACGGCGTACCGCTGGCCCGTACCCGCTCGGGCACACTGACGCTGCGCGAGGTCATGAAGCCGGAGGACGACCCCCAACGACGCGGACAGACGGGCATGTGGTGCGACGCCACGATCGACAGCGCCTCACCCTTGGCGCAGACGATCCGGTCGGCGATGGCCCGCGGCGACATGGACCAGATGTCGTTCGCATTCACGGCGACGCGCCAGGAGTGGAACAAGGACTACACCGAGCGGACCGTGACCGAGGTCAAGCTGTTCGACGTCTCGGTCGTCACCTACCCGGCGAGTCCGACCACATCGGCGCAGCTGAACTCGGAGAAGGTCGCGGGCATCGCGGCACGGATGGCGTCCAAACGGGCGTTGACCGACCCCGACGACGTGGCGACCCTCACGGGCCTGCTCGACGTCCTATCGGCGATCAGTGACGTGGTGGATGGTGCAGTCGAGGACACGGCCGAGTACCTGGGCGTTCCGTCCCCCGCCTCGCCCGCATCCCCGGACGAGCCGGACGAGCCGGACGAGACCGATCCTGAGGCTGAGCCGGACATGCCGATGCGTGACGCCGACCTCGAGGTGCATGCCCGTGCGCTCGCGCTCGCCAAGGCCCGCGCCCGCGCCCACAAGTAACCCCCATCTTCCCGGCCATGCCGGGATGCGTACCCACACGCCGGAGTCCACGCCGGAGCCCTTAGCGGGGCCACCACCTGGACCACCACCTGGACGGCACGCGACAACCCAACCCAACAGCACCGTGCAACGCACGGAGATAGGAGCCTGCCATGAGCAAGCACCTGGATCTGCTCGAAGGCCGTCGCACCGCGCTCGTGACCGAGCGTGACGGCATCCTCGAGTCCACCGAAGCCGCGGACTTCACCGATGAGGTGGAGGCCCGTACCAACGCCCTCGAGGTTGACATCGAGTCCCTCAAGGTCCGGATCGCCGAGCAGGCCGAGCGTGACGCTGCCGAGCAGCGCGGCGCGAGGGTCGATCGCGTGACCGTCACCGTCGGCCACGAGCCGAACCCCGTCTACCGCAAGAACGACGTGACCGCGTCGTACTTCCGCGACGTCGTCGCTTCGATGCTGGGCCGCGCCGACCTGGGCACGTCCTCGAACGAGGCGCGTGACCGGCTCATCGCTTCCCAGGTGCGTGCCATGACGGGCGCGGCTGGCTCCGGCGGCGAGTTCGCCCCGCCCCTGTGGCTCATTCACGCGTTCATCCCGCTCGCC